CCAGTTTTCATATTCTTGGCACTCATAACGTGTCCAACCCTGATACCCACAAGCAGTCAGCATTAACGCAAGTGCCCAAGTCAATGCTGCTGCCGTGAGTTTCCGAGTTACTTCCCCGTTAACCCGAAACTCTTATCCGCAGGGTTTAACCAGCGCAAAACAACTGGCGCAATCGCTGCAACCCCTGCCATTGCAAGCGTCTTTGGGTCAGTCACACCTGCCATGTATAAGGCCAGTGCTGCTGCCATGAATGATCGTGCCCATGAAGCGATTAAGGCTTTGGCTTTGTCCATTTTTTAGTCTTCTCCTTTGTCGGTTTGTCTCCCGATTTTGGTATTTCAACTGTTGGGTGTTCGCCCTTGTAAGGTACGAATTTGGGAATTCCAAACCCAACAATCTCTTTGCCAACGTTGCGCACCTTTACCATGACCATGCCACCATTTCGCTGGTCGCCTGTGCCACTGGTGTTGCCCTCAATGGTGACGCATTGTTTGTCGTCAATCAAGCCAACAACAATGCCAACGTGACTTATACGATCAACGCCATCATGTGGGAAGTCCATGAAAGCGACATAACCCAACTGCGGCATATTTGACCAACGGTTGATTTCTTTAAACTTATGCGCACCAATTGCAGTGCTTACAACTGAATGGATTTTGACGCCCGCTTGTGCTGCACACCAGTTAACGAAAGAACCGCACCAAGGTAACCCGTCGGCCTTTGTAAATTTGCCGTATTTGGTAAGGTTGTCGCCTTCCTCAATTGTGCCAATTTCAGCCTTTGCGGCTTCGATTAGTGCAGCTGAAGTGCCTTGCGGATACATCTTAGTCAAGTGTTCCACTTATAGCCCAAGTGCCTTCAAGTCGTTAGCAGTCAAGCCAAGTGCAGCAAGTTTTGCCTGTGCAGCCACTTTATCGGCTTCGGCCTTGGCCTCTTGTTCAGCCTTAAAAGCATCAACCTGCGCAAAGCCATCATCAAATTGCTTTTTGGTAATTGGCGTGACGCCTTCGTTGTAGATAATTGAATCAAAATCATCTGCGTAAATTGTCCAACCGCCTGTGGGAATTAGCATTTCTAATACTTCTCTTGCTTTGGCCATTATGCACCTATTTCCATTAAAGTAATTGTTGAAGCGGATTTGTATGTGCTTGCATAAGAATCTTGGCAAAAAACTGTATTTCCACCTTCACTCAAAAATTGTGTTTTGTATGTTGTTGCTGATGTTGTTGCTGGTGAATCTAAATAAGTTCCCGAAGCACCAACACCAACATTCAATGATGTTGTTGTATTTGTAAAACCAGTGATGTCTGTGTTGTATTGCAAAACGGTTGCGCCACGCACTAAAGCAATTGTCATGCGAGCAACGGCACTTGCACTAGATTTACCACAACCATTTTGGCTATATATTACTAAAATCTTGCTTGTGTTTAATGTTGGCGTAATTGTTGCAGTCAATTGGGTATCAACTAAACTTGTTGAAGATGTAGTTGCCCCACTGTTTACGGAAGCATAAACAACCTGCAAGACCTTGCCACCGCCTGCTGGTGTAGCCCATTTCATACCTGTCGCCTCAGCCGAATCGGCCGTGAGGACTGTGTTATTCGCGCCAATTCCAAGTCTTGCGTCCACTGTTGTAAAAGTGAATAAATCGCCCTTGGTTGTTAAGGGTGTGACATCTGCCGTTGTTGTCCACGCTGGCACGCCACCACCTGAAACGGCAAGAACCTGTCCTGATGTGCCAATCCCAAGTCGTGTGTTTGTGTTTGCGGTTGCTGATGAATAAGCAATGTCTCCAAGTGTCGTTCCTGGTTGTAGTGCTTTCAAGCGTGTGTCAACGCCTTGCAATGCCACTTCAAAATCTGCTGGCAAATCCGTCACTAGATCGGTGGACGTGGGAAGAACAAAACCATAGTTCGAGGTCGGGTTAGTCAATTGAGTTTCCTTTCGCTAAACGACTATTGTCGCATTTTCCCAGTCAAGCGTTGGCGACACGCCCGACCAAGTAAATGCTGCTGAAATTTCGTCCCATTGAAGTGCCTGCAACGAATACGCCACTGGTGACACAATCAACGAAACCGAAACTTGGTTGTAGGAAGCCTGAAACGACCAGCCCTCAACAAATCCTTGAAAGATTGAACCCATGTTAGAAGGTAGGTCGTTGATTGCCACCGCTTGACCCATAAACGTGCCAATAAGGTCGTCGCGATCTGCGTCGTCCAATTCAGGGTTTGTCAGGTCAAATGTGATTTCGCTAAAAATTGCCTGTGGGTCTTTGCGTAATGCCAAATAAAAATCGGCTTGGTCTTCAGCGTCGGTTGCGTTGTGAAGTGTTGTTGTGATGATTTGTGCAAGTGTGCCATAAGTAAGGATTGAAGTGGCGTCGGTGGCAGATTTTTCCGCACTGCTGGTTGCACCGTATTTGATTGTGAGGTCGTTGCGAACGTCGCCTGCACGGGTTTCAGTGCGTAATCCAGCTGCACGGGCTTGGTTTGCCGTAAGTTGAACATACCCGTTGGCCTGTAAATAAAGGCTGCGGTGTAATGCCGCTGCATAGGAAATGCGACCTTGCGCGTCCTCATAAATATAACCAAGACCTGATGTGGCAAGTGCTGAAACCAATGAATAAACGTCAGTGCGGTTTGAAGAACGTGCCGCCAATTCATAATCCCCAGGTTGGTCAATCTCTCCAAGTCCTATGTTTTCAGCAGTTGCCCAAGTGGTTGTTGGGTCGTAAGTCGCCCAAGTTACTGCCCCAGGCACTTCAGCCCAGGTGTTGAGCAATAAATCTGAAAGTATTGTGTAAATCTGATTTCCGTCAAAGTCTTTTGAAAGTACGCCATTGGTCAAAGATTTTGGCAAGCGTGCCAAAGCACCAAGGGCAGTGATTGAGTATGTTTGTGTGAAAGTTGTTGAACCTACTTCACGCACTTCTAAGCCAATATCAACTACATTGCCACCAAAAATTGCAACAAATGTTCCTGAGGTGTCTTTGACGGAAACACCAATTGTTGAGTTGATTGCCACTGGGACAATTGTTTGTGCAAGGTCAATCAACTGAAGATTGACGTAACCCGCCTGCGCTTGCTCATAGATATTTGTCCGACCGCTACGAATAACCAAGTTTGCCAAAACTGCGTCGGTGTATTCAACGCCGTCAATTTCAACCAGCCAAATGGGATTCCATTGCGTCATTAGATTGCCACAAGCGCGGTTGCACCACCAGTGCCGCGGTAGTAGGAATTATTCAAAGTTTCAACAATGGTTCGCGCCGTGCCCTCTTTGTCAATTGCCCCGTTGACCGTAATGCTTATGCGTGCGGCGTTTTGGGAATCGGTGAAGCCACCGCCCCCAGCAGCTGCCAACCGTGCTGCATTTTGTGAATCAGTAAATCCACCACCAGCAACCGCAGCGGCTACGCCTGCCCCAGCCTTTGCCGCTGCGGCAATGCCGCCACCGCTTGTGCCCGTGCTTCCTGAACTGCTTGGAAGGTTAATTGTTGGCACTGACGGAATTGTTGGTGTTGAAGTCTTTGGCACTGAAATAGTTGGAACGTTCACGCTTGGTGCAGAAATCTTGGAAACGTTAGGCAAGAATGGAATCGAATTGTAAGCACTGATCAAGGCGTTAATTCCTGCAACTGCACCTGAAATCAAACCGTTCAAAATTCTGACCACACCAGCGATGACGTCAATGACGCCGCCTGCAATTTTGCCTGCTACCTGTAAAGCCCCACCCAAAACTGTGCCGATTACTGGTGCAAGGTAAGTTGCAATATATGCGCCGAACACTTTAAAGGTTTCAAGGTTGTCGCCAATTGCGTCCCTGACGTAGCCAAATGCCTTCACAAGTCCGTTAATGATTGGCGTGAACACTGCGGTCAGCAGATTGCCCACCTGCGTAATTTGTCCACCAAGACCACCGCCGTCGAGACTGAAAGCCTTTGAAAATGCGTTGATTGCTGGCAATGCGTTTTGGTTTATGAAGTTAATGACTTTTTCAAGGATTGGCAACAAAGCAAACCCGATTGTCTCTTTGGCTTCGTCAAATGCCACTTGCATGCGGGCAATGCGTCCAGCGTAGGTGTCTGCGTTGCGTGCTGCTGCGCCGCCAAATAAATCTGAAAGGCGACCTTGCACCTGTGTGAAACTCATAGTCTTCAATTCGGCAGCTGATAGACCGATTCCCAATTTGCCCAATGCAGCACTGTTGCCGTCATAAGCCTTGCCTAAGGCGTTGGCAACTGTTTCCAGTGGCTTACCTGTCGCCGTGGAAATGTCTAGCGCGGTTGTCAGTAAATCTTGCGCCTTTGTAATGTCCCCAGTTGAACGCACCAAGCGTCCCAAGGCTGGGCGCAACTGATCGTCAGCCACACCCGTGGCAAGTGACATTTTCAGAATAGATTGTTCCGTTGCAGCAATTTGACCCTTTGTTGCCCCTGTGGCATTTTCTAACGCTAGGGCTAACTGTGTCTGCGCCTGTTCGTCGGCAATTGCCGCCTTGACCCCGTCAATGCCTATTTTGACCGCATAAGCGGCTGCGGCAGCAGCGGCAGCCACAAACGCTGCGCCAATCATTTTGCCAGCCTTGCCCATTTTGTCGCCAAATGTGTCAACGTCTTGGCTTGCAGATTTTAAGGATTTGTTAAGATTGTCAACGTCACCAAGTATGGAAAGTTTAAGGGTACGACTACCAGCCATTAGTCAAACTCCTTTACTATCTTGGAAAACGATTCTTCCCATTTTCTCACAATATCGGGTTGCACACTTCTCAGGGTTGGATAGATAAACCAACCGCGTGACCCACGACCTTCACGACCTGACCACACTGGAAATTGCTTGTATTTGTTTGAACCAAATTCGACACCGCCCCAAATCTGTTGCGTTGTAGCCCCACCGCTTAGTTTTTGGCCTGCATAACCAAATGAAATTTCACCAATTTTGGAAGACTTGGAAACCTTTGAACCGTCGGCAACGCGATTGTCAACCTTGTTGCGTGTTACCGTGGCAGCGGTTGCCTTGATTTTGCCCTGCACCCACATTGCCAATTCGCTGGTTGCAATTTTGACTTGCTTTGTCGCTTCTTCGTCCATTGCTTTAAAGGAACGGACAATGGCACGCAACTCATTTTTGTCGTAAGAAATTGCGTCACTTGCCATTTGCCCGTCCTTCCAAGATTTCCAACACCGTCAGAATGTCTTCAGCTGCTTCAAATTCATTGGGCGATAACCCTGTTGCCAAGGCTAACTCCCAAATTACTCTTGCGAGGCTTCCGACTGGGTGGCTTTTGGGTTTGCTTCACC